AAAAGGAAAAAAAGAATAAATTAGAAAAAATGAAGTCGATTTTCAAAGGATCCAAACGGATCTTCGACTTCTCCTGCGTACCTTGTGACCGAGTGGCCTCCCGGGAATCCGCTGATAAGTGGGCGCGTCATGTAGCGAAGGAGGCGAGAATGCCTCCGGCTGATTGGGTTTCTGACCCGATCTGGCTCCTAAAGCTACACGTCCGCGAATTGGCGAGTGGATGGGGTAAGGGTTTAAAGGAAAAAAGAAAAAATGTTGAGGGTGGGTACGGACCTGCCGATTGTAGGGATGTTGGTGTTTACGTGCCTGACCAACAGGGATGTTTGGAGGTCTCCAAGTTGGATGGAGGAACCTTGGGAGCCGAACCTTCAGAATGTGACGCGGATGACTCATTGGTCCGCAGAGGCATTGCTAAGACAAAGGGAAAGTTCAGGACTGTTACTATGCAGTCCGCAAGGGTTAAGAAAATTCTCCGTCCTCTTCATGAGGCTCTTTACGACCACCTGAGCCAGTCAGGTTGGTTGGTCAGAGGTGACGTGACGCGTGAGGACTTCGAGGCAGTCTTCAATGACAAGCGCAAAGGCGAAAAGATCATAAGTGGCGACTATACTGCAGCCACTGACAATATTTATCTTGAAGTCGTAAGTGCCATTGTAGATGTCCTCGCGGAGTCGGAGGATCTTGAGGAGGAGGAAAGGAAGGTACTGATCGGGTCCTTTACAGATCTGAAATGGGTAGGACGTGACTATCTCGCGTATGACGACAAGTCGCTTGCAAAGCGACATCCTATCAAGAGGGGGTCGATGATGGGGAACCTTCTGAGTTTCCCTATTCTCTGCCTCTTGAACAAGTCATGCTTTGATATCGCCACGGATATCCAATTTGGAACTGGTACTAAAAGGATCGGTCGGTTCAATGGTGACGACTGCCTTTTCCCCGGAAATGAAAGTTTTTTTGCGCTTTGGCGTAAGATAACCGGATCTTACGGGTTGGTGGTCAATGAAGACAAGACAGGAATTGAGGAACATTGGGCCGATCTGAACAGTCAGCCATGTTCTTCCGCCCGCAAGGGTTTAAATCCCAAACCTGTCCTTGGCTTTCTCCGACCTTTCCAGAAACAGGCTGACGGTATGCTTCGAGACGTATGCAACAGCATTAAGGGTTTACGCCGTGATGTCCAGGCGTGGATCCTTAATGTTGCAATGAGGCACGAGATCTCTTTGAGACCCTTGTGTGTTGCAGATCTCCCTAAGCGAACCGTCCAGTACCTCCTCAGGAAATCCTGGTTCCGCCGCGCGATTTTTTTGGGCCCGGCCCCTACAAAGGAAATGGGAGTGAGACGTACCCCCGAGGTAGTAGTGGCAAATCCGCCGAGATCAGAGCTGTACGACTTTGTATCTCAGTGGGACCGCCTAGAAAAGAGGAAATTCGTTGATGACTGGGAGGGAGTCAAGCTACATAGTGGTCAAGCTCATCCTACCAAACCGGGGTTTGTTATATCCGGTGGACCAGAAGTCGTCGTCATTGATCCTTCCTCTTTTCTCCACGCAAACCGGGCCGTCAAGACCCCTCAACAAAAAAAGTACCTAGGAGTAACCACAAAGTGGAGCTTTCTTTGGCCTAGAAACGCTTTCGAATACGTTTCTACCTTTTATCCTGAATGGATATTGACCGATGAAGAATGCGAAACTGAGTGGTTGGATGATCACACGTTTCTCCAGAGGAGAACCCTCTTTAAGGAGTTAGGTGACACCCCTAGGTACGCCGAAAAAAAAAGAATCCTTTTTGCACCGCCTTCTCTGCCCCTTCCGCTTAAAACTGGAGGTCTTCTTCTTCCCCGGAAAGTGGACATCAATCTTCCTCCGAAGCCCAAAAGGGCACGTCGGCTGGGTGATGG